TGTTGTTTTGTGTCCGGTACTGTACGAAAAAATCTGGTACATAATTGGTCATTTTGCCCGTGAGGGGATTGCGGTAAGGAATTGAAATAGGTTCGCTGGCCCAACCCACCACGTTGTCATTGTTGTCACAAAAGCGCATGAACGCATGTTCCCACCCCGATCGATATTTGGGTTTGCCTTTGCCAAGATACTTTTGTGGATTCAAGATTTCAAAAAAACCTTGAGCGTAGTTTCTACTCATAACAACACATTGCGAGCCGCATAGTAGTTGGGAGCAATCACGGCATTGATGCCTAACAAAGTAGTATTGCTGCGTTGATTATTAAAATAGTAGCAAAGTGTGTCGGTCAACTTTATATGATCCTTATCTTTCATTTCTGCCAGCAGTTCAAGCACCGATCGTTTGCTGGCAGCCGCGACTCTAAATAGACCTACCGCCAAATTCTTTGCTGCCAATTTATCACTAAACGCCTGCTCAAAAAAACTGACAACCACATCGTACTGATCCACAGGCACGTCTTGTTCAAAAAGATAGAATTGATCAAACACCTTAACCGTGGTATCAAGTTTGAGATTAGGCAAATTAACTGAACTCATGCTGACTCTCCTGTGGGTGGACCTTTCATGCGTTTCAGATGGAAAAATTCAGCGGTTCGGCGGTGCTGCTGAGCACGCTCCAGCCGCTCCTGGTGCGTGGCATTGTATTCATCCGCTTGGCGCCTGAGGGTTATTTCCGCCTCGGTGAGGGGTCTAGGAGTATAGGGAGCTGGAACACCATCTATCTCAAGTCTAGGTGTAGCAGGCTGTGCATTGGACAGGCCTGAGTTTGGGGTTTGATTTTCTTTAGGAAAAACCATACCGTCAACTTTGCCTATGATAGCTCTAGTTTGATTTGGTAATTCATTTCGTATAGCATCCTTGAGCAAGGAGGTGGCCTCCTCTTTCACAATGGCTTTGAGATTTTTGCCTTTAAATGTGTTGCGCAGGGTGCCTGCTTTCTGCACAGCACCAATTATACCCGCTACAGATCCTTTTTGCAGGTCAGTTACAATGCCGCCCACTGTATCAACAATACCCCCAGTGCCCAATACAGATGCACCAGTGCCCGATCGAGATAAAGGACTTGGTTGAGTATCATAGCGAGCCGTATCAGCAAAGCCTTTGACATTTATACTTGGCCTGGTTCCATCAATCTTGCCTGAGTAATATTTGACTGTTTCATAACGTACAGTCATCTGATGTTCCATGAATTGGTTGCTTTGACTGTAGTCATAGGTGTCATGCCTCCAATCAGTTATCAGAGGATTAATCAATACGTAAGCAACAAAGTTTCTTCCGGTACTAGGTCTTTGTGGACCTTGGTCCAGAGCCCCTGCGTCAATAGTGTCGGGTCCGTTGCTCAAGCCATATACGGTGATGTCTCTAAAAAATGGTGGTTTACCATTGTTACCGGCTGGTCCATCAATGACGCTTTCACCAATGTACCCCCAATCATTGACTGTACGCACAGGTGCGTAAATGTCTCTAGCATTGTAACTCATCTTTGAATCGGCTCCATTGCCACTCTGTCCTGCGGTGCCTTCTGTGGTTGGCGCGTTTCGCCAGTATTGCTGGCTTGGATCCTTGTAGTAATAGGCAAAATAGTTGTACCACATGCTCCTGATGAGATCATTGTTATCATCATGAAAAGTAATTTGACAGGGTTCATAGTTGATTTGTGTCTGTATCAACCGCTTACGATTGTATTGATTTAGGGTGTCTGTCTTAATTTGATATGTCGGTAATTGAATTGTTTTTACCAAAATACCGATGTCTGATGGATCCCTGGTACCAGGAGGAAAAATTTTCTTGAGCGCAGGAATCTCTGTCGTGTTGAGATTGAAATAAACATGAAAAAGAAATTTGGGGCGAGGTAAAAAGTTATAACCACCACCACGAAAAATCTTGCTGGCGTGTTGGTAATCCCTTAAAAAATCATTGCCAAAAAAGCCTTGGCCGACTCCTTTAAGGAATCCCTTAACAGCTTTGGCCATGGCATTAACCAGTAGCGAGGTCGCCGATCGTTCTTCCTACTTGAGAACCAATACCTTCTCCAATGGGAGTTTGGATAGCATTGTCAAATTTCAGAGTTAGAGTTATATTGACTGGTTCATTTGTCCCATAATTGACATCATTGTAATTGACTTGTGACAAGTAACAACCATACAGTTCCCAAGTTTCCAGTATTGCCGGAGCACTTGCACCATTGCCACCGTCTAGCATTTCACAACGTGTGACAAACTTGTAATCAATACCAGACCTTGCAGATGCCATTTCCATGAAATCCAACTGTTTCTGCAATTGTTCACCCACCAATTTGGACACGTTATTAAGAGCATCATCGCGAACTTCAACTTGGGTGGTTTCCCAGCTGTGTTTGCCGGCTAGATAAATCTGTGAATTGTAGATGGGTATGGTCATTTCTTCAAATCTCACCGATGGCCTGGCAAAGCTAACTATCTGCTTGGTTAGTTCTGTTTTCGGACTAGAAACTCCAAACTTTTCAAATACCACTCTAAAGCGATATTTTAATTTTGGCATCAACAAACCCTGCACAGAGGCTGATTGGCTACTGGCCAATGGCACGGTCATTCTGTTTAATGATGCAATAGACATGTTTGTCTCCTAATATAGAATTATTTATGGCAAATGAGATCAAAAAAATGGGGCCTAAGGCCCCATTTTTCTGCATTAGCGATACCGTTATACATTGGATGCTGCGGAAACTGCACCTGCAGCAATTTCACCGGTATTCTTGATGCGCACTGGAATGTAGATGAATTCAACTGCTTTCACGGGTTCGATAGCAATGTCAACATAAAGCTCGTTACGATCAATACGTGCTGGTGTGTTGTTGGTTGCATCACACACCACCAAATAATCGTAGATACCGCGTTTGGCTACAATATCGTTCAACATACTCTCAATGGAACTGGATATTTCATCTCGTGTGATCTGATCATTGGGTTCAAACACAAACCCCTTGGCAATAAACTCCAACCTGCCACGAATAAAAGCTATTAAACGTGACACGTTGATACGATCTAGGGCAGTAGTTACGGCTGCTAGAGTTTTGTTACCATAATTTGTTATACCTGTTCCTGGAAAGAACGTGATTGCATTTATTTTGTTTTGATACAAAACATCACGTAGACTTTGACGGATTGCACTCTGAACGAACTCTCCGGTTTGAGCGTCTACATAACCTATGGCTGCTGCGTTGTCCACAATGCCACGACGTGTGCCGGCAGGTGCTAGCCAAGGGAAGGCTATTGAATCACTGCGCAGAATGGTGCGAAGCATCATGTGGCTGGCTGGCTGTACTATTGTGGTGCCTGCAAGGTCCGTAGTTTGACACGCAGGATAGAACGTGCCACAATAAGGATCACTTGTGACCAAACCCGACTCGCTGTCACTACGAGTTTTTGCGGTATTTGTTGCCCAGGCTACGATATCGGTAGCCGAATCGGCCAAACGCAAAGGTGTGTCCCCAATGACAAAGCCAGTGTTGCTGCGTTCATTGTTCAAAGCCACCATGTTAGGTATTAACTCAGAATAGCCAGGAGTGGCTAGAATATTAAACTGACGCTGTTCTTCTCTTAGTTCTTGACTACTGTCTATGGACGATTTTAGTGCGGCCACCACTAGAGCACGTACAGCTTTGCGTCCCATGCGTGGTGCCCCATCATCCTGCAAACCACTGGCACTAACCCAAGCATCAGTGACTGTACCTGTAAAGGATGGAAAATCAATGGCGTTGAAATAGTTTACTGCAAATCTCTTTACGTTAAAACCCGACCGACGCAAGTTCCAAGCCAATATGCCATTGGGATAAAGAGCAGGGTCAGGTTTATCGAGATCCACATAGTTACTGGATAACAAGCTGGTTATGGTAGGAATATCATCTGTGATTGGATCGGTGTTTCCGTTGGGTGCCCAGCGCATGTCTGCAAACAATATACCATTGGAAGTGGTCTGATCAGCGTTGTTTATCGTAACCCACTGATCCACGCTATCAACTGCTTCCCATCGCTTGATCACCGGATATTGTTCTAGATCACTAGTGTCAATCCAAAGATCACCATAAACCAAGTCAGTATCATCGCTTTGTTTGGTGGGTGCTGAGGTGCTGACAATGGGCCCCGCAGGATCGGTATTAGTAAGATTGAAACCTCGAGAATCATTGGATACTGTGCTATAACCCTTCCAAGCACTGCCATCATTGATCATGATGTCGACTTGACCTACAACACTGAAATACCACAAGCGATCCTTAGCAGGATCTTGTGATGGAGCCGTAGCGGAAGCTGTGTAAGTCAACGACTCCCAATTACTCAATGCCAAACCATTGGCTGCATCACCAGGAGTGACCAATTTAACTCCTTCAACTGATGTAGTGATTCCGGCATCGGTAACAGGAATTCCGCTAGTGTTGACCAATACTATCACACCACCTTGGGTGTGTTGAATCTGCACTGCGCCAGTACTGGTCACCGCAGCAGTGGTGTTGGCCACATTGGCTGCCACAAAAGCAGTAACAAAATCTGCTGCTGTGGTACCAGCCAAAGTAGCAGTGACAGCACTGGTCAACGTGTCACTGTTTTTAGCACTGGCTTGTATGGTAAATGTGTTGCCGCTGGTAAATGTAGGTGATGTATCGGCCCCGGTCACAATGGTAGCCCCGGTCGCCAGTCTTTCAAAAATTTTCACAGTGAATGTATCATCGCCTGTGGTAGTGATATCAGCCTCATTAACATCAAACTGTGCATAAAGTGAATCTTTTTTAATATTTTTTCCACCACCTGCTGGATCAAGCGCCTTGTTTGCGCATTGGTCGTTTTCGTAGAGAGGGCAAGGCTGAGTGACCCATAAATCTAGGACTGCATTCCACTTTTTCACAACCAAGTTAGCGCCTTGATTGACGTTGTTGGTTTTCATCCAAATTGAACCAGTTGGATGTGGTTCTGTGTTGGACGTTCTCCATTGTGGCACTGTATAGCTGGGTGACTGTTGCAACACCGGTGCATAGTATATGCGCGGTGTGATACCAGCGCCCGAAAGCACACTGCCTGAGTTATTGGTAATATCAACAATACCGTTGCCATGGTCAGTTGAACCATCATTGGTGCCACGGCCGTCTACATAGATTTCTAACTTACCATTAACAGCCTTGGCTTTCACACCAGCATTGCCGGCCATGGTAGAATTAATTGTAGTGGCCAACTGGGCCACTGTGGTGCCTGAAAACGTAACCAGCACGTCATTGAGATAAAAACTGCCCGATGTCAACGCAGGGTTGGTAGCTGTACCAATCACCGTGGGCCAAGAGTTCTTCCAATCATCGCTGCCAATCAACACCCATGAGTTAGCTGCCACAGCAGGATTGCTGACGGTATTGCCCGGGCTCTTATAGTAACCTGGATTGTTGGCATTGGTAGCAACAATGGCATAGTCGCCAATGTTGCCCAGTGAGTTTTTGGGTACACCACTGCTAAGATCTGAGGCGCTGGTGATTACTATGGGTGTTTTCATTGTGAATGCATTGGTAACAGCACTCCACTCAAACACACCCCACGCAGTTGTGGCAGTATCTAACCAATAGGTACCGTTTGACGGTTCACCAACAGGACGAGTCAAACTGGCAGCAAGTTCGCTTAGATTAATGTCTGCGCGTTGCACGTAACACTGATTGGAAACTCCCAAAGCAGAGTAGGCCGCCATCAAACCATATTCGTTGAGTTCAAAACCATTGATAGCTGTACCATTGGTAGTTTTATAGAAGAATGGATTACCAAACGTAAGAGCTAAATCTCTCTGTGAAGATATCAGATAGAGTTTATTTGCAGTGGCCTTTGTAGTGCCAGCTGCGATGCCTGCACCTGCCCCGCTGATCTTGTTCTCCGCTGTGGCAACCAAGACGAACGGTACTGAATTAGTTGCAGCTGGTAAGTAATTGCTTTCGTCGATGATGCTAATTTCTACGCCTGGGGAAACTAGTGCCATGGGTGTATTCCTTTAATAAAAATATGCTATTCATATTTAGCGAAAACTACCAAAACCACCATCTAAACAGGACCTTAATAAATACCTTACCAAGGCAACATATGAAAAATATAGGATTTGTTTACGAATCTTGGAATAAAATTACAGGAAAACGTTATATTGGAAGTCATATTGGCAAAGATACAGACAATTACTTTGGAAATGGAGTTGATTTTACAAAAGACTTTAAAAAATACGGTGCTGGATGTTTCGAGCGAAAAATATTAGAGTATGCCGAGGATCAAAAGAGTTTGGCACACATTGAAGAAAAATGGCTGAGATCAGTGGATGCTAAAAATAATTTATCCTATTATAATCGTTCAAACTCTGCATCTGGTATTTACAGACAAGTAAAACAACTACCAAATCGACCACTGTGCTCGTCATGCCACAGCAGATTTGCAGCCATAAATTGCTACAGGCACGGACGAGTTTATTATAGATCAGTTTGTGACGACTGTGCAAGAAAGAAAAAGAAACATAAAGCACCAACGCCCAGCTGGAAGTTAGCTGGTTATAAGAAAAAAATGGTGTGTGATAGATGCAATTTTAGAGCCAAAAATGCTGCACAGTTATTGGTTTACCATGTAGATGGCAATATTGCTAACAATGAGCTTAGAAATCTCAAAAGTATTTGTTTGAACTGCACAATTGAAGTCACTCGAGCAGACTTGCCTTGGCGGCGCGGAGATCTCGAAGA